AAAAAATGTTTGTTGAGTTTGTGTGCATAAAAGATATTTTTTGTTCTTTTTCGGTTTTAAGGAGTTTTGTACAGAAGGCTAGTCTCTCACTTTGTGTTAGACCCTCACTTTGTGGGGGGGGAGGGACAGGGTAATACTATGAAGCTGAAGCTTCACCTGTCCCTCAAAAATGACTAATCTGCTAATCCGAACTGATGTTGATGATGTCTCTGGGATTCATATGGCAGTTTTCGGATCTTGTAAATGATTGAATTTCGGATATTTATAATCGTGTGCAAGAAATTACATGCCGATCGTTTTCATTGGAACTTTTTTGACGTCGCTCCACACCTAGCGGTGTTCCGCTTTAAGGGCTATTGGATGGGCACAATTCATCAGCTTTAAAACTCTTGTATGACTTAGAGTCGTGAGAGGGTTCAGTGAACTACTGTTGTTTGAATGTCTTTGACTAACATTTGTTTTACTTCATTCGAAGATGAGCCGCCACGCTGGAACCCAGACAAACTTGTCTATCTCGTCTTTCAACGAGAGCGCAGCCCTACAACTGGAAAACTCCATTACCAAGGCTACGCTGAATTCAAAAGGGACGGAAGAGTGTCTGCGCTTCAAGACATTCTTGGAATCGGAAGTGGCCACGTGGAAAGGCGTGCTGGAACTCAGCAACAGGCAATTGATTATTGCAAAAAGGAGGACTCGAGGGCTGAACCACCGGTTGAATTTGGTCAACCGAAAGCTGCTGCAGCATCAGAAGGGAAGCGCAAACGCTTGGATGACACGTTTGGTCGCGCTCTCGAAGCAAGAACCGCAGACCTGGCTCTTGAGATTATCAGGAGAGAGGCGCCCGCTGACTATTGTCGGGGATTCAATTCCATCAAGGCCGCCATTGACCACCGGTTTGGAAAGAAGCGGCCCGTCTACGCCAAGCGACTGGAGTTCGGATGGAGATTGCCAGACGAGATTCAACAGTGGCTGGAACAGGAGTTCACCAAGGGGGAGCGGGCAAAAACCCTTATTGTGGTCGGAACTACCAGGCTTGGAAAAACCGCATGGGCTAGATCTCTTGGCCACCATATGTTCTGGAGAGGCAATGTTGCCTATGGAGATTGGGACGACAGCGCCCGCTATATTGTAATTGACGACATTCCGTGGCAATTTATTCCACAGAAAAAGTCAATTCTGACTCAAATGGGGGAGGTAACTTTGACAGACAAATATGTTAAAAAGTTAACAGTAGACAACAATAAGCCTGCAATTGTTTTGTCAAACGATTTTCCTGATTTTGGCGCAGAAGCAAGCTATTGGCAGGCAAACAGCATTATTGTTGAAGTTACAGACAGTTTGTTTGATAAGACTCAATTAGCAATTGTTGTTTAAACATTAACAAAAGCGGCAGGGGTTGCAGTGGCTTCATTCATAATTGTTTGTGGTTGATTGCCTTGTTGAATGCCATAATTAGATGAACGATAAGTAAAATTACCGCGGGGATTAACATATTGATATTGAAACTCAACATGAGTGACAACATCAACCTTAGGTGTTGTCAGATTCACAGCTGTTGACGTTTCACCAGGGATGTGCGCAGGCTGACCAGTTAATTTGAATAAAAGAAACTTAGATCCCTTCGGAGCAACACAGGACAATTCATCAACATTGCCACTGTAACGCCAAGTAGAATCAGGGCCAAGCAAAGTTTTGTACTGAGAGGCTTTGTTAGTGAATTTCTTTTTGTACACCATTTGATAAGTTGTAATGTCACCAGCATTCAGTATGCGTTTGGGCACAGACTTGACAGAAAATAAACGAACAAAGGTTGGAGAGTCAAATGGTGTTAAAGCTGCGTCAGTCATTTGAAGAGCACCGGCGTTTAAAAATGCAGACACCATATCCTCATCGGGATTAGCAGTAGGCAAGCCAGTGGAAACATCAGAATTTACATTGGAAACAGCAAAACCGTGCCCCAACCAATTCAAGAAGTTGAATCCTTGAAAAAGGGCACCTTGTGTAAAAGTAGGCACATCATGACGAGCTGTGCACTCATAAACTTCGAGGCAACATTGAGCATTGGACTGATTGACTACCTTGCAGGTCTGTCGAAAGTTCATTGAATGAAACTTTGGATCATTAGATCCTTGAGTAAAAGCAGAACCAGAAGCAGCAAGAGTATCGCTGGGTGAACCCTTCTGGATAACACCAGCCACGTCCAACATGTCAGTCCAATTGGGATATGAAATAGAAACATTGAGAGCCCTAACAGGAACAAACCATCTACATGAAAGGGCACCTTGAAAAGAGCCAGGAATTACTTCCTCTTGCTGGGCGGTGTTGTAGGTGAATCGATTGATAGGGAACAATTGTTTGAGTACTTGCGTGACTGGACTTTTTCGAGAAACAATCCGACGGCGTTTAAAGCCTGTGCGACGTCTTCCAGTATAATTAGTGCGTCGAGTGGATCGTGAACGTCCAAAGCGGGAGAGAATGGTTCGACGTCTGGTTGAGTTTCCATTGACATTTCGTCGGCGTGTAAAGCGGCGAAGGGGGAGGCGACGGTTCTTTTTTGGGATCATTTGAGATGACTTGAATTGTGACAAGAACGTATTCAGGGATTAGATAGGCATAATCAACATTGACACAAAAAATGTTTGTTGAGTTTGTGTGCATAAAAGATATTTTTTGTTCTTTTTCGGTTTTAAGGAGTTTTGTACAGAAGGCTAGTCTCTCACTTTGTGTTAGACCCTCACTTTGTGGGGGGGG